TAAGATCAAAGAAAGTGAAATCTTCGACCCTGAGAGCGATCCAGAACCGCTTTTTGGGTGATAAATAACTCTTAATCATAGTATTTTTGTATAATCAATGCCTTTAGAGAGGGTAAGTCAAGGATTTAAGGATATTAGTGCGACATTTCAGACTAATCCTCTGAATGATGACCTTATTGCGATCAAAAATGAGACAGCAATCGCACGTTCTATCCGAAATATTGTCTTTACCCTCCCTGGTGAAAAGTTTTTTGATGAAGATTTTGGTTCTGACATCTCAAGATCACTTTTTGAGAACATTGACTCTACATCGGCTCTTTTTATCAGAGAACAGATTAGAGACTCCATCACTAACTTTGAACCAAGAGTAAACTTGATCAGAGTGGATGCTATACCACTTGTCGATCAACATACTTTTAATGTGAAAATCATATATGAAATTGTTGGTATTGACGTTCCAGCACAACAACTAGATTTTGTCTTGCAACCGACTAGGTAACAATGCCATTAGCAAACTTTTCCAATCTTGACTTTAATCAAGTCAAAACTACCCTCAGAGACTATCTAAAGTCAAATTCCAACTTTACGGACTATGACTTTGAAGGATCGAACTTATCGACGATCCTTGATGTGCTGGCCTACAATACTTACATTACCTCATACAACGCAAACATGGTTGCGAATGAGGTTTTTATTGATAGTGCGACTTTAAGGGAAAATGTAGTCGCTTTAGCAAGAAATATTGGATATGTTCCTAGATCAAGGAAGGCAGCGCGTGCCACAATCAGTTTTTTCGTCGATACAAGTAATATTTCTCCAAATCCTGTATCGATTACTTTGAAAAAAGGTCCTGTAGCAACAACTTCTGGATCTTTTGGTAATCAATCTTTCTTATTTTCCATTTTAGACGATATTACAGTGCCCGTATTTGACGGAATCGCTACTTTTGAAGATATTCCGATTTACGAAGGGTCTCTCTTATCAACAAACTTCACTTTTAGTTCTAGAAATCCATTCCAAAGATTTACACTCCCAAATTCAGGAGTTGATACTGGATTGATGTCCGTAACGGTCAAAGCTAACGAAGAATCAACACAATCTGTAAAATATACGTTACAAGAAAATCTTTTTGCTGTCAAGTCGGATTCAAAAATCTATTATCTTCAAGAAATCGAAGATGAACGCTATGAACTGCTTTTTGGTGACAATATTTTTGGTCAGGCACTTGAAGAAGGCAACTTTGTAACTGTAAACTATATTACATCATCCGGTGACAGTGGAAATGGTGTTAGTTCCTTCCAATTTGCTGGCAGATTGACCTATACAAGGAACTCTACCGAATATAATGTCACATCAGGTATCTCCCTAGTCACAACTGGTTTACAGTCCTCTGGAGGCGAATCTATCGAGTCTGTGGCGTCAATTAAGAAGTATGCAC